TTCACATCAAATGTCTTGACACCTGAACTCACTCGTGAGTTATCAGCTGAAGGAGCTAAAGCATTCTGGGACCGCTTCATGAGAATTGAAGTCCTAGACCCAAAACCTGTAGGTAGATTCTTGGATAATGAGCACCGTCAACCCGATTTCTCACATCTAACGCTACGCTATTGGAAGACTAATTCAATAGCCGCTCAGATACCACAAGACGAACCATGTGACGAGATGAAGGTTTCACAACTGATAGACCTCATTACCAAAACTCTCGCCAAGAGGGAGGTAAAATACCTAAAAGGACCCACAAATACTTACCCTGAGGAGTACGTACAAGAGAGGCTTAGGCTTCTTGAGCCGCGCGCCAATGCAGGACGTAACTTCTTTGTGGTCCGGTACCAGGGTGAACCTGGGACTGGGAAAACACGTGACGTTACTAACCTAGCTGTGAAACTGTCAACTATACACAACCTCCCGATCGTTTACGTAGAGGACTTTAAAACCTTCACTCAAGTTCCCAGTGTATGCGTTGTGGACGATATACTACACGAATCGGAGTACTGAGCATACTTCGAGTGGGTGAATAAAACCCACATTAAAACCATCGTGATCATCGCCACAAATCATGTCATACCAGTCACACCTACACGGTGGGGCTTTGGAAAGAAGGTTCGCTATGTAAGAGCACCACCAGGCAAAAGTGGTATAACCCGCCGCTTAGGTTTAGAAGGTGAGATCCGGAATTTGACCGAAAAACAAGAGGACTCAGCATCACAGTGGCAGTACACTATTGACAAAAAACCTGGTAATTTCACTCAAACCTCGTTTACAAGTAGTAACATCGAGGAGTGTATTGTCCGCGAATACAACAAATACCTAACCGGTATAGACGGATACACTGTCCTGCGTGTTCCACCACCAGATCGATCTGACTATGACCTTAAAATAGCTGTCTCTGATATTTCAGAATTGAGGCAGTTGTTTTCATCCAAACAAAGCGTGATAAGGGCATTTTTCACTAAGCAGATAAGTGTAAACCCTGCACTGGTGGAAACATTCAAGAGGGTACCTTCACCCTCTCATCTTTTGCCTGCTGCGTCTGTAGAAGACATGACGCATGTGGAGATGAACTTCGAGGGCATGGTAGTATACCTAGCTAAACGTCTGCCCAGCGTGACTGTATCGCTAACGATCGGAAATCGCGTGTTTGCTGCCGTAGGTAACACTCTCTACTTCCCACCTGAAGTGAGAGATGATATAGTCATCACACACGATATGAATAACTTCCGCATTGAACAGGGGGTCAATTTTAGAATGGTACCACTGGAACCATTTATAGTAGAATACTATAATGGAACCAATATTGTACCAAC